ACCCGGATCTCCGGGTTCAGCATGGCCTCGGTCTGACGGGCGGAGTAGACCCGGTCCGCCGGTCCGCTACCGGAGCCGGCCCGGATCAGCTCGGGCCCGTTCTCGCCGGCCAGGTAGAGGCCGCGCGCCCACCCGCCGGTCGCGAACCCGGGGATGTTCTGCTTCTCCAGCGCGTGCCGGACGGCGGACGTGTTGGCGCCCTTGTAGCCGGTGACCTTGACCGCGACGTCGACGTTGACGGTCCGGTCTTTGATGCCGGCCAAGCTGTTGTTGATCTTGCGTTTGAAATCATCGAACTCGGCGGCGGCTTTTTCCAGTTTCGGACCGAGTCCGGGCACCCACGAGAACGCCTTCGCAGCAGCGGTGAGGAGCTTGCCGAGGGTGTCGAGGCCAACCCGCGCGAAGCCGATCCACACCTCGCGGGCCCTGTTGTACATCTTGGCGAGCCAGGCGATGATCTCGCCGAGGATGATGATCGTGCCTTCGAGCACGTTGAGCGCGTCGGTGAAGAAGGCGTTGGCCTCCGGGCCGCTCTCCGCGATCCGGTCGAAGAACTCGCCGATGGCCCGGCCGATCTCCGGCATATGCTCGGCCAGCGTGTCGAAGAATGGCTGCGACGCCTTGGCCGCGCGTTCGATGCCGGGCATGGCCCGGTCCGCCATCGTGACCAGGGCCGGAGCCAGCCTGTCGATCATCGGGGCGAGAGTCTTCGACAGCGACTCGAACCGGGGGATGATCTTGTCGGCGGCCTTCTCGAACGTGCTCATCGCCCGCACCAGCGGGTCGATGAACGGCTTCGCCGCATCCCGCAGGGAAAAGTTCTTCTCGTTGTACCTGTTGGCCTCGTCGAGGGCCTTCTTCGCCTCCGCCAGCTCCTTCGCGGCCCGCTTCTTCGCCTCCGCCCCGACCGCGCTGGTCATCCGCTCCTGTGCAGCCTTGTACCGCTCCTCCAATTCGGTCGTGTCGATGTCGAGGAGTCGGTTCTTCAGACTCTCGGTGGCCGTGGTGACCTTCGGTGACTTCGCGGCGAGCGCGATGCCGCCCGCGATCACCCCGCCGCCGAGGCCGAGGATGACCCCTGACGAGATGGCGGCGGCGATGACCGGCGCGGCAGCGGCGGCGGCCGCCGCCAGTACAGCGACGACCACGCCCTTCACGTACGGGCCGCCCGCGTCGATCGCGCTGCCGAGCGCCCCCACCACACCCTTGCCCACCTTGCCGGCCGTGGTGACCACCGAGTCGAGGGCGAGAGCGACCCGGCCGGCCCATCTCTTCGCCGAGCTGTCGCTGTCGGCCCACGCTTCGGCCCGCTTGCGCACCCGGTCGACCTGGCGGCCCCACGTCCTGACGACCCGCTCGGCGACCTTCGCCGCTGCGCTCAGACCCTTCGACTCGCCGGTGAAACGCACCCGGACTGTCTTCTCACCCGCCACGGCTGCCCCCGAACTTGCGGATCACCCGATCCGCGGCCTTGTTCCATTCGCGGGAGATGTACCGCTGGGCTCGGTCGACGGTGATGAAGATCCAGTAGGTGCGGCCCTTCCGCCACGGCCGGAACTGGCGTAGCTGGTAGCGGCCGTGGTGAGAGGCGCCGAACTCGGAGCCGAACAGCAGCTTGTAGGCGGGCTTGCGGTTGCGGCCCAGGCGGCGGGTGCCGCCGACGACGATGACCGGCACCCGGTCGCGGCGGGCCCGGACCGTCGCCGCCAGCACGGCCGCCTGACGGCCCTCAGCACGGCCGGCGGCGGCGACCTGGGGCGCCAGTTCCTGGGCGAGCTTCAGGCTGGCGTCGCGGAGTTCGTCGTTCGCGTCCTTCGGCATGTCGCGCAGTGCCCGCATGACGTCGAGCACCCCGTCGAGGCGGAGGGTGACGGTGATCGCCGTCTTCCTTGCCACCATCGCCCTCCTTCCTCATCCGGCCATCTGGCGGCCCTGCTCGTCAACGACCCGCCGGCCTCGGTCTGCCTGGTCGAGTAGGTCGATCGCGGTGGCGATCGCCCTCGCTCCCATCTGCGCCCACTGATCCGGGGTGATCCCGGTCCGGATCGCGAGGGCGATCAGTGCCCGGCTCAGGGAGCCGGGCGGGTAGGGTCCGGCTCCTCCTCGTCGACCAGGTCGACGTCGACGGTCCGCTCGAAGTCGGGCAGCGTGCCCTGCCATCGGCCGGTCCGGCAGGATGCGATCCACGCCAGCTTGTACAGGTCCTCCATCCGCAGCGAGGCGCTGTCGGACATGGCGCCGAAGGTGCGGCCCTTGGTGGTCCGCTCCCAGGTGAGAACGTCCCGGGCGGTGGCGGTGACCGTGAACGGCTCGCCGTCGTCGGGAGCGATCTTGAACGTGAACACGGGGCTCCTCAGAACGAGATGACGGCGCGGGTGACGTCCGCAACCGCCGAGTAGGTGACGTACGCCCGGCCCGCGTCCGCCGATCCGGTCGGCTGGCCGAACGTGCGGGCTGGCAGCGGGCCGATGAGCCGGGTAGCGCCGGCCGGTACGGAGACGACAAGGTCTTTCAGGTCGAGGCCGTCCTGAGAGGCGGTCGCCTCCACAGTGACATCGATGCTCGCGGTGGAGCCGTTGACGACGTACAGCGCGACCGCGCCGCAGTCGACGACATCCCCGTCGACGGTCGGGGTGGTGAGGACTGGCTCCAGGCCGTCCCGGGTGATCCGCTGGGTGGTCTGGCTGGACCTGGCCATCACGCACCCACCCGGGCGTACGTCGGCTTGCCCTTGATCTGGAGCGTGACCTCGGTCGTCTCGGTGGCCCGCGCCTCGCCGCCGACTGACGGCGCCTTCACGTACAGCTCACCCGTCCACCGGACGTGCTCGCCAGGGATGTCAGGGTGGTGGTCGAGCTGGAATGTGACCAGCTCCCCGTCGTGGGCGGTGAGGAAGTCGGAGATCCCGTCCGAGCGCCAGTCGGAGAAGAACGTCAGCTCCAGCGCGTAGTCCGGGTCGGCCTCCTCCCGGAACTCTCCGTCCGGGCACTGCGTGTAGTACCGCTCGCCGTCCTCGGTGTTGTTCTGCAACGTCCAGGTCTGCACCTGGCACTGGTAGGCGGTCGAGCCGATGCTGAACTCGATCTGCTTGAGCTTCCGGTGGTGCGGCTCAGCCACGGTAGCCCCCTCTCACAGGGCGTATTCGATGGTGATCTCGTAGCAGGGCAGCTCGACGCCGCCGGTCTGATAGGTGCCGGGATCGGCCTGGGTCACGACCGCCCCGGCGACGCCTTCGAGTGCCGCGGTGACCGCCGGCAGCAGCGTCCACAGGGTCGGCAGCGCCCGGTCGTCAGCCTTGGCGACCAGGTAGATGAGCCAGCGGGCCGATGTCGGCCACCCGCTGTACGCCTCCCAGGTCAGCGTCGGCGCGGCCGGCACGAGGGCGGGCGGGTCGAGGGTGGCGCCCGGGTCCGCGTAGACCCGGGCGCCGTCCACCCCCGCCAGCGCCGCCCGTATCGCGGCCGCTGCCTCGGTCAGCACCGTCGCCAGGTCGCCGCTCATCCGACCCTCGGCTTCGCGTGACGTCCGATCCGCAGCAGCCGCTCGATGTCGGGGTCGATGCCGGGTACCCGGCTCGATCCCATGTCCTGGCCGAGCTGCACCAGGGCGTCCGGCGACCGGCGGCGGGTGTGCCACCGGCCGGCGAGACGCAGCGTGCCGAGGACCAGGTCCGGCGTCGGATCCGGCAGCGTCGACCCCAGGTCACCGGCGAAGTTGAAGTCACCGTCGCGGGTCCGCTCCACGAACGCCACGGCGGCGTCGAGCACCTGCTGGAGACGCTCGTCGTCCCGGGTGTCGGTGACACTCAGGTCCGTCTTCAGGTCGTCGAGGGTCGGCGGCCAGGCCACAGCTACCTCCGTACCTGGGCCTCGGGGACCCACCCGTAGTCGGTGAGCACGTGCCCGCCGGCCCGGGTGTAGTCCGTCGTCGGCAGAGCCGACGCGGCATCCGGGGCGGTGGCCGGGGTCGGCTCCTCCCCGGCGCCGCCGACCACGCCGTCCGGCGCCGCCGAGGGCGCCGGACGGGTGGTGCGCTTCCGCTGGGCCATCACGCCCCCGGGGTGACCGTGTGCCGGATCGCGGCCAGGCCGACCGGGCGGAGCAGCCGGCACGCGAAGTATCCGAACAACGCGAGTTCGATCAGCGCGGGCCCGTTCTTCTCCTCGAACCGGAAGGTGAGCAGCGGCGATTCCCACGCCCACACGTCGAGGCTGTTGTAGATCAGCACGTCAGCGTCACCGGCCGTGTTCCCGGTCATCGACCAGGTCGGCTGGAACGGCAACCCGTCGACGAACCAGCCCTGCTGGACGGCGTTACCGAGGCCGGCGGTGTTCGTCGCCCCGACCGACGGCAGCAGCGGCCGCCCGTCCGACCCGGTCGCCGCCGCGAGCGCCGACGTCGCCTCGGCGGACAGGTGCGCCCGGTTCGGCGCCCCGAACCGGCGGAACGGGTAGGCGGCGAGCGCCTCACGGATGCCGGCGACGAGCACCTCGCCGCCGAGGGTGCCGGCCTCACTGGCGGTCGTCCACACCTGCGCACCCGACGACGAGAAGCCGTCGGTGACGGTGCCGCCCTGGCCGTTGTTGCCGTTCAGCTCGGCGTACACCTTCGCCTCGGTGTTCTGCGCGTATGCCTCGCGCATCGCGGTGAAAGCGATCTGGTCGATCGCCGGGTTCGAGCTGTCGACGATCTCCCGGGTAAGGGTGAACTTGCCGGAGATGCCGCCCGGGGTGACGGTGACGGTGTTCAGCGTCAGGGTGCCATCGCTGGGGTTGGTGCCCTCGGTGTGGTCACCGGCCGCGCCGGAGCTGGACCCGTACCGGGGGATGACGAACGGGGTCGCGTCGCTCAGCGTGCCGCGACTGACCGAGTCGACCAGCGGCCGGCCCTGCAACAGCTGGGTCACGTACAGATCGGGACGGTAGCCGGGCGGGATCACCGCGGCCGCCGACTGGAGGCCACCCGAGCCCGAGGTGCCGATGGCGGCGAACTGCGCGGCGATGTCGGGGCGCCGCTTCACCAGCTGCACCATCTCTTCCTGCTGGCGGTAGAACCGCGCCAGCCGGTCGCGGGCGTCCTGGTTGCCCTCCACCCGCGCATGCCAGGCGTCGCGGACCAGCGACGGGCCGGAGCCGGAGAAGCTGTAGACGGGCTCCTCCCGGACCACCTGCACGCGGGCCGCCGGCACCGGCCGGCCGTCGTTCTGTGGGGCCTGCATCCGCTCGAAGATCTGAGTCAGCGCCCGCTCGAACGCCTCGCCCTGCTTCGAGGCGAGTATCTCGAGTTGCTCGGCGCTGAAGGTCACCGCCGGCTGGGCCGGGGCCTGCTGGGTGCCGGTGCCGACCGCCGGGGCGGCGGCCGGGTCGGAGGCCGTGGAACCGTTCACCGTGTCTCCTGTTCGCGATGCTGCGACGCGTGTGACTCGCGCGTCGTCGTAGGCGGGCATGGGCGTGAGTGCCACTGCCCGGAGGGTGGCGCTACGCGCCAGGCGGACCGATTCGTCGGCCGGGTCGGGCTGCCATTCGTCCCCGTCGCTGGCGAAGTCGATCTCGATCGAGAGGCCGTCGTAGACGCCGTCCTCGGCAAGGCTCAGGGCGCGGTCGCCCTCCGGCCCCCGGGCGACCTTGAACGTCACGTCGAGGCCCGCCGAGGTCTCCTGGAGACGGACTGCGCGTCCAAGCGTCTGCGACCGGTCGTGGTCAAGGTTGAGCTTCACCCGCGACGGGTCCGACCAGTGCAGCGATCCCTGCGGGAACCGCCACTTGCTGAATCCGGACCGGGCGACCTTGCCCCACGGCACGGCCAGCCCGGAGATGGTGCGCGACTCGGGGTCGACCCGGAACGAGGCGGCGGTGTCCGGGTCGGCGAACGTGACGCGGGCAACCGAGGCGTCGTCCGCGAACTGGTACATGAGGGCAGAGGCATCGGCTGCGGCGTGGTGCATGCCATGCTGGGCCATCGTCGGCTCCTCCCTGGCCGCCGGCCGGGCCGGCGGTGTCCGGGCAGGCTGCGGGGATGGAGCGGCCGACCGCGGCCGGTCGGACTCCGGCAGGTACTCAAGCTCGGCGATCCGCTCGGCGGTGTACGCGCCGACCTCCAGGCCGACCTGGTACGTCTCCATCCGCGTCTTCGTGTCGCCACGGAGGAAGCCAGCGAAGTCGATCCGGGCCCGGTAGCCGCGCGGCAGTACGTCCCGCATGCTTAGCCGGTCCTGGATCGCCGACACGTACGGCCCGAGCGTGAAGTCGATCAGGTCCTGGCGGCGCTGCTCGCTGTTCTGGTAGGTACGGCTCGTGGTCGAGACGCCGAGGTCTTCCGGGTCGACGCCGGCCGCGCGGGCAATCTCCAGGACGGCGTGCTGCCGCTGGTCGGCAAGCTGTAGCTGCTGCGGGTTCCACTGCAACAGCTCCGCCTTCAGAGCGCCGAGGTAGCCCCACGCCCGCCGAGACCGGGCGTCCTCCCATTCGTCGAGTAGCTGCTCGACCTCCTGCCGGGTTAGCGGGTCGGCACCCTCTTGCGGGACCAGGAACCCGAGCGGCAGCGGCTCCTTGGCGTACAGCGCGGCGGCCTGGTCGAGCAGCAGGCACGTCCGGATCGCCCGCGCCGCATGCACCAGCAGCGGCGGATTCGGCGAGTCGAAGCGGATCACCTCGCGGTCGTCGACCGGCACGCCGTCGATGTACACCTGCCCGTCGACCGGGTACGGCCAGTCCAGCGAGATCAGCTTGTCTGACGGGATCGCCCCGGCAGGGGCGATTGACACCGAGCTCACCGGCACATGCCGGGCCTCGGTCGGGTAGCCGTGCCAGCCCCATGCGGTGACCCGCCACCATGCGACGCCCTCGAATAGAAGGTCTTCGATTGTCTGCGCCATCACCACCGAGGTCGGGATGTCCGGATCCGGCCTCGGCACCAGGTAGGTGGTGTCGCGGACCACAGCCCGGTCGGGGCCGTGGACGCGGATGGGCAGAGTGCCGAGGCTGCCGGAGATCAGGTTCCGGGCCCGCAGTACGGCCGGCACCTGGAGCGCCTCGCGGCGGGAGATCCGGGGTGCGATGCCACCCAGTGCCGGTAGGCCGGTGATCTCCGGCGGCGCTTCGAGCGAGAACGTGACCGGGCGACGCGACGGTTCGGAGGCGGTGCGCTTCTCCCGCTTCCCGAACAACCCTCGCCACTTCAC